TTTCAACGGAGAGGGCTCCGTTAAACATCTGTACACTATGGGGGAAGGAGGTGCCCGATGACGATGCGAGAACTGCTCGAGCGGTATGCCCTACTCATGAATCTGTCCGATCGGTCGATGACGCTCTACGGCCACACGATCGACAAGTTCGCAGAGTTCCTCGGCCGCGAGCCGCTGATTACGGATCTGGAGGACGTGGCCGTGTCCAAGTTCCTGCGGTGGAGGGCCACGAACCCCTGCCGGGGGCGCGTGGTCAGCCCGCACACCGTGGCCAAAGACCGCAGCCAGCTGCTGGCGATCTGGACATGGGCGTGCAAGAAGAAGCTGCACCCCGGCGAATGGCCGGGTTTGCCGAGACAGAAGAAGGTCAAGCGGACGCCGACCGCCTACACGCTGAACGAGATGAGCCGCCTGGTCCGAGCCGCCAAAGCCCGCCGAGGGGCAATGTCCGGCGTGCCGTCGGCTTGGTGGTGGAGCACGCTCCTCCAGTCCGCATGGCAGACAGGCGAGCGGATTGGAGCCCTGTTGGATCTGCGGTGGCGCGAGGTGGACACGTCGCAGGGGCGGCTCGTATTCCTCGCCGAGACCCGCAAGGGCCGGGAGCGTGACCTCGTAGCCCCGATCACCGCTGCCCTGGCTGCTGAGTTGGAAACCCGGCGTGGCCCGCCTGACGCCCTAGTGTGGCCCAGGACGGGCCATCCGCTGTCGCACTACGCCAGCATGCGGCTGCTCTGCCAGACGGCAGGCGTGCCCTCCAGGGCGTTCCATGCGATTCGCAAGAGTTCCGCCTCCTACGTCGCCGCTGCCGGGGGCGATGCCACGGCCCACCTCGGCCACGCCGATCCGGCGATGACGAGGGGACACTACCTCGATCCGCGGATCACGGAGACGCACCGGGGGCTCGACTTCCTGCCGCCGCTGGACCTTGAAGGCCCGCCGAAGGACGGGGGCAGGCCGGCAGCGTAGACTCTCTGCCAGAGGAGACGAGCCATGGAACGCATTGAGTGCCCACTGTGCCGAGCCGGGACGTATCCGTATTTCGGGTACGTCGGCACCGGCCAGTGCGACCATTGCGGTTCCACATGGACATACGACGAAGGCGACACACTCACGGAAGAGTCGCTGAAACGGGTGTGGGCAAAAGTTCCACGCTGGATTCCGGTGTCGGAGCGGTTGCCGGCAAAGGACTTGATGGTGCTGGTGTGGAGCCAGAGCGACGGCCTACACCTCGCCCGTCTGGACTTGTGGGGGCAATGGCGAGACGCGGACGAGAACTTCGGCAAGAAGATCACTCACTGGATGCCGCGTCCGGCCCCGCCAGCGTGACCGAGCAAGCGGGGAGGCGGCAACGTGGAGGAGGACACGTCGTCGCCATCAACCCGCCGCCCGGTCAAGCAGTCTCTCGCTCCGCTCTCGGATGCACGCCGGCCAAGCCCGCGACTTGCTCAAGCCGGCGCCAGAATCCGACCGCCGAAAGCACCGGATTCATCAAGTCGCTCATGACGCAGAAGTCCGTACTGAACGGCGATTGGTGGTGGACCGCATGCCCGTCTGGCGACGACAGCAGGCCGATGAGTTGCAGCCCACGTATCGGGCGTGAGCATCGCTGGTGTGCCCACCCGTGAACCTCGTTGGCTTGCGTGGAGAACGCCGCCACAAGGGCGAGCCAGTGCTGCCCCGCCGCCAGGGCGACGAGCGATACGGCGGCCGCAGGCAGGATCGTAGTCCAGTTGCGTTGCCAGTAGCCGCCGGCCAGAAACGCCCGGGGCTCAGAATGGTGCCGGATGTTGGGCTCCACGACGTGCCGCCCCAGCACCGGCCACGCGGGGTCGCCATAGCGGTCCTCCCACCAATGAACGATGCCCGTGGCAACGTCGGCGGCGAGCCACGCCGAGACGACGTATAGAGCGATCATGCGTCCTGCCTCCGCGCCCGTTCTACCGCCAACTCCTCAGCCAGCCTTTCGCGTTCCTTGAGCAGCCGCATGACGTGGGCCGCGAGCGTGCCCGAGGTGCCCGTGTACGCACCCGAGAACCGGCGGGCGTCCTGCTCGCACTGGGCTAGGTAGGCGTCGGCGAGGGGCTCAGGCACGTCGACACTCCTGGTGGCAGGCCGCGTACCCCGCGATGTCGATTGCAGCGTCGTCGGTGGCCGCTGGCCCCATCTGGCGGGCGATCTTGTCGAGCACCATGACGAGAGCCCAGTCGGCCGGCGTGAACGTCGTGCCGAACGCTGCGTTCACCAGCGACGCCGTCCTAGTGAAGTGCTCCGTAGGTGGCCCGTACTTGCCGTGCCGGTCTCGGATCGTGGCGATCGCGTCCCGCAGCGTCTGCTCTGCCGGAGTGACAGGGCGGAACCCCGGCTCCCACTCGGCGTAGGTGTCGCTCAGGACCGAGTCGCCCCGTAGCGCGTAGAACTCGCGGGCGGCTTCGACGTGCTTCGCTGCGGCATTCATCGCCGCCGCGTCTTGCGATTCCTCGGTACTTGTGACAATGTGCCTAGGTTCTGTCGCCCGCGGCGCCACCTTGTGGTCATCGGCTGGCGTGGCGTCGAGCCGCTCGCGGACGGCTGCCCGTAGTGCGGCGTTGGATTCGTCGAGTGTCGTGGTCATGCTTGGTTCCTCGGGGTGAGTCCGCAGCCTATGCCCGCGGTCAAGCCGATCGCACGGTGCCGTCACCCATCACCCGGTAGTTGTGAACGTCGAACTGCCCGCCCTTGTGAACGGTCGCCACGGCGAATCCGTGGTTCCAGCGATTGATGACAGAAAATTCGGGCCGCAGGTCGCACAGGCACCCGGTAGACCAGCACGCCGTTTCCTTGTGCCACATGTCGCTCTCGGCGTGGTTGCTCGTCCGGTGGGAATGTCCAACCAGGCACGTCGAAAGCGTCCGCATCCACGCACCGCGGGCGACGTTGACCGGAGCCGCCATCCCCTTCGGCAGTTCGTGCCCGTGCAGCACGGGGAGTTTCCCTAACATGACCGGACGCTGGTCCTCGACGAGTTCGATGTCGAGTTTGGCTAGGTCGAGCCACGCCGTCAGGCTCATGCGGTGATCGTCACAGATTTCTGCAGCGTGCTGGAAAAGCCAATGCGAAAAACGCTCTTCGTGGTTGCCGGCCTTGTAGACGATCGGGATGTCGGGGAACTCCTGCCGCAGCCAGCCGAGGAACCCACGGACGGCTTCCAACTCGCCCTTGAAGTCACGCTTCGCCGGGTCTTTCATGTAGCGGCTGATTGCGTAGAAGTCCGCTATGTCGCCGTTCAAAAGTAGCCCAGACAAGCCCTGCTCTTTGAGGTGACCGACCGCGGCAGCCACGGCGACCTCAGAGTGATACGGCACATGCACGTCGGACAAGATGCCGACTGGGCCGGTGACCTTCAGGACGTACGGCGTCCACGGCTCGGCCATGGACTTCGGCATGGCGAGGATCTCGCCGGCCGCTCGAGTTGGACGCGGTGCCGTGGGCTTCTGCGTCTTGCGGTTCTTCGCGCCGTGCGTGCCGAACTGCCGCTGCATCCGCATGCGTGCCTGGTGCAGCGTGATCGCCCCGTTACTTTCCTTTACGAGTCGCCTTGCGAGCGTTTGCGCGGGGGCTTCGGGATGGAGTTTTGCCAGCCGCTCGGCCTTTCGCGTTATCGCGTCCCCTCGCTGCATCTGCCGCCTCCTTGCGATGTAGAACTATGTTGCCGTCGTCATCCGGCATCGGGTTGGCACCGTCCGTGTCTTCCTCGTAGTCAACGTCGTCGAGGCCAGTCCACCCGCGCTCATCCGTGCGCTTTGCCACGATGCAGCCTCCTCGCGTTGCTGATCGCTCGTCTCACCAGCACCGTACCCGCCGCGTCAACAAACGGCAGCCGCCTACTGGTGGCCTCCTCGCGAAGCCAGCCGACGATGGAGGGCACGTTGGTCGCGCACCAGTCGCAGCCGCGGATGTCCATCTCCACAGCACGCGCCAGGCATTTACAGCCGGCCTTTGGAGTGATGCCGATCTTGGCCAGGAGCTTTTTCAGTTCCGTGCCCGGTCCTTGATTTGGTGGGGGCGGGGCATGCTCGACCACTCGCAGCTGGAGCAGGCCGCTGCCGGGGCTTTCGCCCAGCAGTTTGGCAATCGCCGCCGCAAGCGTGGCCGGGTCCACTCGCCCCGAGTACGGGAGGACCATGCTACGTGTAGTCACGAGCAGCACTCCGGCGGATCACACGCCCTGGTACACACAGACTCCAGGCAGTCTCGCGTGCCGTCGATCGCGTGCCGCACTTGCTTCCATTGGTCCCCGATGCACCGGCTGCTAGCCGTACCGCCCAGACAGTTGCTCACGGTGAGGTCGTCGATGCAGTCCTGCTCGCTGGCGTACCCGTAGCCGTCGATAACCACCGGGTCCGACTCCGCGTTCAGCGGCGACGAGACTACGGAGACGAGCGTGCCGCACGGGCAGACGGCGAGCACCACGGTGAACGTGGTCACGTCCGGTGACGCCGGCGAGTTTGGCGAACACTGGTTTGTTCGTGTGACTGTGATGGTCACGAGTTTGCAGTTCTGCGGGGGGCATAGCTGCAGGACATCGGTAGAGGAATTGCAAAAGTCGGTAAACGAGTCTTCTACCGTGACGGTCTTGTCGTAGAAGACCTTGTAGTCCGCGGCCGGATCGCAGTCTGTCTCCAGTTCGGCCGGGTCGTCGCAAGAGGCGCAGTCGTCGGCCTCCACCCACCCCTCAGCCGGCAGGTCGTCCTGCGTGCCACGCTCTAGCAGGGCATCAACGATCCAGTCGCCAGTGCCGGGGGTGGCGAGAACAAGTTTGCGGATGTCGGGTATGGCCCCAGACGAGCCGGAAAACTCCTGCACGTACCAGTAGCGAGTGGCGCCAGGCAAGCACCAAGAAGAGGCCGGCGGCGCGCCGTCTGGACACTGCTCCTCCAGCACTGCCGCCGTGGCCACCACGCCGTTGATGTACGGCACGCTCCAGCCGACGTACGAGCCAAAGTAAAGCGTAATGTTGTTTCCACACACGTTCTCCGCCCAGTCCTCTTGGAACATGTCGCGGATTTCTTGGTCGGTCAGCTCGGGAAAGTCCGGCCTATACTCTGCCACCTTGGCGTCGAAACACGCCTCTTGTGACTCGTAGGGCCGAGTGATACAGCCCGGCAGCAGGTCAAGCAGGTCCGTGTACAGGCTTTGGTAGTACGACGACGTGCCGGGGATCTCATGCAGCTCAAAGGTCCAGTCCCACGGAGCGCACGAACAGCAAGCGTCACACGTCGGGCAGGTGCACGGCGTGCCGCAGCAGGCGCTACAGGGCATGAGCATTAGTCACACTCCGCGGCGATTGCGTACCACCCAAACCCGTTGTTGCTCATGGCGACGTAGGCCGAACTGGGAATGGTGGCGAAGATGTTGTGCGCGACCATCGTCCCGGCCGTCGCCGTGGGCCTCGAGGTGGCCGTGGAAGGCGGACCGACGTAGAGCGTGATGACCGCCGACGATGCCTTCGACCACTCCGCTGTACCCACCTTGCCAATCATGATGCGGACGCCTGCCGCCCCGCGATCGTTCACCACACCGCTCGTCTTCAGCGTGGGACCGGAACGCTCGACAACCTTGACGGCATGGCCGATACGCTTGGCGTCGTCCTCGCTGAACCCGTAGACCGGCATCGGTCACCTCGACAGTACGAGGTACTGCAGCCGAGCGGCCGACGTGTACTGCGTGCTCGTCACCGCTCGCAGGCCAAGGGTAATCGTCTCGGCCAGCGGCAGGACCGCCGCCATGCCACGCTGAAGCTCGAGCACTTCCTGGC